CTTCAAATTGGTAATCAAGCATATATTGCAAAGCAACAGTATACTGCGTAGACACAACAGGAGCACCAGTTGCGTTGACATACGCACACATACAGAACAAACCACGGGTGGTAGGAACAGTGGTTCCATCATTGAACTTCACTCTCTGGGGATAGTGCTTAGTCAAGTCAAAACTGAAATTACAGTTATACTTGAAATCGTTGTTGGCACTGTTCTGGAGGGCGCCATTTGCACCGGGGCCGGTATTAATGGCAGCTCCCAACTTGAAAGTTCTAGAAGCAAGAATGCGATATCTATCAGCATTAACAGGGCTCCACATATCGACTAAATCGTTCTGGAAGCCCTTAGACGAGTTTCCATTCTGGAAAAAGTCATTGGCAGCCTGAGGATTAGGCAGTGCAGTAGGGTCTGTCTTGTCGTAGAAGATCCACATCTTCAACTGGACAGGCTGGGGGGCAGCATTGAAAGTAGAATCGTATGATCTAGGAACTAATGTACCCTTGAACATAAGCTTCTTGGTCTTAATCTCATTACCAATCCGGTTCCCCTGGGCAGTACCAGGGGGGATGATAAGAGAAGTGGGATCAACTCCCACAGGAAAGACATTGTCAGTAGGAAATGAAGCATTCCCAACAGCATACAAACGAACATCGTAATTATAATATTGAGAAGTTTTATTCTCAACATTACGAGCAATCTCCCTGCGAATCATCTTCTTGAGAGGCATAGCTCTCTTCTTATAAGCCTTGCGCTTATAAGTCTTTTTTCTGTACGTACGACGCTTGCCAGTAGCACGTCTAAATGAGGAACTCTTGTATGCCATGTTTTTATTTATTGTGATTAGGATCATGAGTAAAATGCAAAACATTGAAACGGCGAAGAATCGCCTCTAAATCTACCCCCGAAAAAATATCGGATGGATGATAGTTCGAAGTAACAATGATCCGCTTTGGACGGATCATCAACGTTCCACCCTTAACTTCGACGCGGACAGGATAAATATCCGCTAAAGTTTTAATATATTGAGCCTGCTTAGCAGACTCAGGATCAAGGTCCTCAATAAGAACCACAGCTTCGTGATTATAGTGGTCGAACCACTTGGAACGGACAAGCTTGAGGTAATGGTCTGGGTTTTCAAGTCTAGCTCCTTCGGACTTACCGGACTTGGGATCCCCCCAACGCCATTGATTGTCGAGGGTCTCCAAGTTAGACAACTTCCGCAAAGAATCAGCTTCACGAGTGACGGCATACTCAATTGATTTCAAATGCCGACACTTAATATCTGCGGGAACATCTTCGATGCGATTTTCTTTGACGGCTTCGAAGGCATCCGCCCAACGGCGTTTCTCGCCTTCTCCCTTGGCAGTCGGATCCGATGGAACGGTTCCTCTCTCTTCAAAATCTCCGTCCTTAATACAATACGCACGGTTCTGACTGGGAAGGCCTTTACAGATCTCCCAGTGAGCTCTAGCATTGACTTTCTTACAGGCGGCTAGAGTCTTCTGAAGGTTAAATGAAAAATAACCTTGAAGGTGAAGAGTTCCTCCTTCACCCTTCTCTCTCCCAATGATTACATACTTACAATCAGTGTCGAGCAGCTGTTGATACTCAACCTCTGAATAGTTATTCAGAGTGAAACAAAAATTACGTGAACGAGACATTTTTGAAAAATATGAGCTTCGTCTCACGTCTCATCTCAAAAGGTCTGGGGTAATACTGGCTTCGCCTCCCAGACCTAATAAAGGGTTAAAGTCCCCTTTTCCCGATTTTCAGTTTTTTGTAGAAAGGGCTACGCCGGGACCTAACGGTCCCGAAACAAAAGAGGGGAACAAGGGCGAGAGGATAAGCCCCGGCTAACCGCCGGGCGGAACCCTAAAAAGGATGCAGGGGTGGCCGGATGCGGGGATCCTAATCCACCCCAGGCCCCTATACGGGGCCTGGAGCCAACAAGTGGCGATTAAATTACATTTGAAAGGGGGCCCAACTCATCCCTCCTTTCTAGGAAAACTTTTTTACTCAAAAACTTTTCTTATTTAAGCATCTTCAAATTGGTAATCAAGCATATATTGCAAAGCAACAGTATACTGCGTAGACACAACAGGAGCACCAGTTGCGTTGACATACGCACACATACAGAACAAACCACGGGTGGTAGGAACAGT